GTGAGATTATTGTGGGTAAAGTATTACATGAAGTTGAAGATAATGTTTATGAAGTTGAGATTAAAACAGAGTGCTTACCTTGTGAAATATTGAGAAGAACCAGAAATGAAAAACGAGATTTATTGGATAAACTCAAACAAAAACGGCGACGACTGATATATTTAGAAGAACGCCTAAAATTAAGAAAGATTAAAAATAATCGTGGAAATTATACAAAATATTGCGAAGAACGGTATTGTAATCCTGATAATTTTGAAGACTTTTAGACTTTCTCAAAGCGTAAGAATAACACAAACTGGGGTGTCTTTTGTGAAAGCACACCATCTAAATCACGAAATGCTACTTCCAATATATTAGAAGTTGGTCTTCCAACTATATTAACAGGTGGGTTTGTTGAAAATTCTGCTCTCAATCTGGCGTGAGATGAGTGTGGTTCTTCGCTATAAATAAGTCCTATATCTCTGCTTGTTCCAGAGTTTAAATTACCGCCCTCTATGTTTTTCATGGTTGAACCAAGGTTGTCAAGTGATAATGTATATAAATCATCTTCGTTTAAATTAGCATCAACCGCTGATATAAATGAGAAACTTACTAAATACTCGGCATAAGGGTCGTCCAAGAACTGGTTCCAAAATACCTTAAATTTAGCAACACCAGAAGCATATGAAAGAGAGTTTTGCGATTTCAATACTAAATTAGTAGTCATATATACTATTAATTTAGAAAATAATTTACATAAATAATTCTTGCTTTTTAGGTTCTCGTCTTGTTCGTTCTAATTCATTTGTCGGTCTTTGTCTTTGTCCGTGTCCGTCTCTGCCTAATATTGGTTTAGGTGCTGGTGAAGGTAATTTTGGTATTTTAATAGGAACAGCAGGTTGAGATGGTCTAACGCCTGTTTTTCCTGTTCCTTGTCCTTCAAATGCTGGTGCTCTTACTGGTAAAGGTTGTCCTATGTTTCCGCCTCGCTGTGCGTGTTCTACTGTTCTTTTTCCAATTTCTGAACCGACGGCCGAACCGATAATTTGACCCAGACCCATCCCGATTACTGTGCCCTCGGGGCCGAAAACTGAACCGATTGCCGAACCCGCCTCCGCACCCCCCATTCTACCCACGAGACTACCTACTCCTCCACCGATTGTTGATGCGGATTTACGGAATGCTCCGCCGATTTCGCCCCCTAAATGTCTAAAACCTCTTCCAAGTTTGCGAAAAAAACTCATTATAATATACCATTAGATTTAATCGTCGTTTATAATAATTTCGTCAAATTTTTTGAAAAGTCTTCCACTACCAGTATTAATGACTAAATATTCATGCGGTTTGTTATATACCATTTTCTGTATTGCCTGACTGTAATCCTTGTATTGTGGCAAGGTTTCAATAAACAAACTTTCCATTTCATCTGGTGATACTTTAAATACAACAATATTATCGTATAAGCGTCTTACTTCAAATGGAACTGATTTCCAAGTTTGACTTAATATGAATGTGGCGTATATCCCAAGGTGGCGTTTATTCATAGCAATCTGCTTTAATAATTTTTGAGTTGATGAAACTTTCAATTCACTCGCCATATCGTCTATCACGATTGCTATTTTATCACCTTCTTCTCGTGCCTTTGCTCTTTCAATTATTTCATCTAATACTTCACCGTTTAATTCGTTGAATATCTGGTCGTCTGGTAATTTGCTAAATATATTATCTGACATACTCAACATAGAATTTGCGGGGCAGATATAAAAAATAGTATCAAAACATTTCTTCAACATATTCTTTGACTTGAACCAACTATACACTAAACTGCTTTTCCCTTGCCCTGGACGTCCTAAAATAGCAGTTGTATTGTGCTTATTCATACACGTTCTCGTCATTTCGTATTTGTTTAACTTCTCGTGGAGTGGTTTATCACAACTCATTACACATATTGGTAAATCAGGTTTTTGATGCTTCTTTAATGTAATAGACATATACATTACATTAAGAAAAGGTTATAACTTAATAAAGTATTTTAAGTGTTGATAATTCTGGTTCCTGTCATATGTATATCTATAAGATTTCCCATGTATCTTACAAAGTTGTCTTATTATGGTAATAAATGAATTGTAGTTAAACTCTCTTGTTATGTAAAACTTTTTTGAATTGTGATAATACTCTTTTAATTCGTCCAACCATGGTTCTTGAAATTTGTGGAATACCATTTTTTTAAATGTGATGTAATCAATCACATATTCGTCATTTTCTTTAATAGTAAATAAATCTATTATTGTATGTAAATACCATATTGGCGGTTGCTCTTTGAATATTTGGTTCATATATATTATTCCAACAAAATATTATTAATAAATGCCTTCCAAAAATCCTTTTTAAATAAGGAAATAACTTTATAATTATATTTATTATTTTGGAATTTAACATACTCCATTAGTTCAATAAACATGGGATTGTTTAAAGCAGTTTCTATATGTTTTAAATTATCAACATCGTCTATAATAGCATAAGCGAATTGTGTAAGACCATATTCTCCTTTTACATCCACAATTGGATAAGTTCCAAGTCCATTAGACCAAATTACTTTTGGAACAAACATATCTTTTTTTTTCTGTTTTTGGGTGTTTTATTGAACTATAGAAAAATTTCATTCCATCTCGTATTGTTATTGTATATACACAAGGGTATATAAACTTTTCGGTTTTTTCATTAGACATATAATCTTTTCTGGTTTCATATAAAGAACTGTTGTGTAGTAAATTCACTTTAGACATATTTTTTTTATCAGTTCCATATGATGTTCTATCGTATAACACATTTACTATTTCTTCTCCATCTTTTGCTAATATTTTGTCGTATAAATCAAAACCACCACTTGGTATAAATTTCCAATTATTAATATTTTTAGCGTATGTTTTTCCATCAATATCAGTTATTGTTGTAATATTATTTGGGTCAAATCTATTTTGTAAAACATAATAATCAAAATTTGTTCCAACTTTAAATACTTCTTGTCCTTTTTTGAAATTATTCATACACAAATATTTTAAGTTTTTGCTTTGTATTAAATCTAAAACATTTTTAAAAACACCTTCGGGACTTCTCCATCCAGATGGGTGAATAAAAACTAAATATCCATCATTTTTTAATAATGATAATGAAAAGATTACAAATAAATTCCATAATGGTTGTGTCTTTGTACCGCCTACTTTTCGTTGATATGGCGGATTACCCATAACCACATCAAACTCACATTTTCTATCCATTTTCAAAGTATCACCTTCATAGATATTTAATTTATATTTATCACCACAAAAGATTTTCTTATAAATAAATACATTATTCGGTGTAAGTTCTGCGGAGTATATCATCTGTTCCAAGATATGTTTTCTTCTTTCTTCCTCGTTTAATATTTGTTTTTCTAGTCCTTTCATTAAGCGTTGATAAACAATAATAAAAAAATTTCCAATCCCAACAGCGGGGTCAAACCACTTAAATCCTGCTTCTGTAAATATGCTTTTTCCGTGTTCTTTTATATATGCTTCATCTAATTTATCCAACATTTCATTTACCAACGATAAAGGTGTAAATACTTCCCCATTTTCCTTTTTCTCTTTCTTTTTTGGTTTCATTTGACTATTTATAAATTCTAATAATTTATCAGGTTCATTAATAGACATATATATTATCACCAGAGAATTTTATCAGCATAGAACCCGGCAGTTCCTTTTTTATGTCTGTCTTTCTCATGCCTTTCTTTATATAATCGTCTGCGAGTTTCGGCAAATGCTAAACCCTTTTCTTTTTTAAATGTAGGAAAATCTTTGTAGCCTTTTGCTCCAATAGATGCCACCTTTTCTCTATTCTTAAATACATCTATCTTCTTGTCTTTCCGTGTAGATGGTTTGATTTGAACCCCTAACTTCTTTGCCTGTTGTTTTGAGTAATCGGTAATCTCATACATTATATAATAAGGTATGAAAAAAAGTATTACTTATAAAATACTAACCTAACTACCTAGCTAATCCTTTCATCACGTAGTTCGCTACATCATCACGATTTTCTTTCTTTTGGAATGCGTAAATGAACCCACTAACCATATAACCCATTAACATACAACCAACGGGGTCAGGATTTTGTGGGACTTGTTCTCCATCTTCGTATGATTGAACGACAAGAATATGCCATTCTTTATTGAATATATTTCTGGTTTTATTGTTATAGTCCATAATCTTTAACTTACCTTGAAGTGCCAGTTTTCTCCACTCCTTCATTTGTTGTTGTGTTTCTTTTATATTCATAACACCAATCTCTCGCTTACTCACAATATAAGTCCAAGAAATGTCTTCCTTGGTTTTCTCTTTAAGCATACCGAAGTAGTTTCTTGCCAGGTCGTTTCTGTTAAGAATTAATGCCATCTTATGCTTATTATGTTTGATGCTCTTGTGTTTGTGCTAAAAAGGTAAATCAATTTTATGGATTTCAATTTTTTCATTTTTCGGTACTTCATTTTTCGGTATTCAACTTTTCCAATAATTCTTCCAATTCTGTTTCGGTCATTTGAATTGTCTCTACACAATTCTCATTTTCACATTCATCACAATCTACGCTATAAAAGTCATCAGTAGTAGCATGACAAAACCTACACTTGTAATAAGTCTGGCAACACTCCTCCTGCTCTTTACTCATCTTGTGCTTGTTATTTTAATGCTCTTATCAATTTGTCAAAAAAGGCAATCAATTTTATGGATTTAACCAAGTATAGCATCTATGAGTTCTGCCTTGTTTTTCTTTCCAATAGTTTGTCCTCTCCCTCTCAATATTTCTCTCAACTGTAATACTGTCATTCTTTGTAATTCTGCTCGGTCTCTACCTACTGATGCTACCGATGCTTCTGGGAATGGGCTCATGGGTTGTGTAATATCGCTTATTGCTGAACCACCGATTACTGGTTCTGAAAGAGACCTTGCTACTTCTATTTCTCTTGCGACTGGGTTGTCTTGGAAGATTGGTTTTGTTAGGTCATATTCAACAAGTGGTGGTTCTTCTTTTATTTTCATAAGTTGTTCTTGTTGTCTCTCAACTGCCAGTTGTCTTTGG